CTCGATGCCGCTACTGATGTTGTCTGCCATGAGACTAATGGTGCCTGTAGGAGCGACAGAAATCAGGTGGCTGTTGCGGATACCATTGCACTCTCTGATGCGATCCTTGACATGCATTGGTAGACTGAAGGCGAAGCTTCCTGCACCATCGAGGTACAGCTTCTCGTCGTACAGTGGAAACGGACCTTTAGCGCTCGCCAGATCTGCTGAAGCCAAATACGCAGTGTCTCTGAGGACCTGCATCAGGCGCTCAGTGAAGAACATGAAGTGTTCACTGGCGTAGGGATACCCAAGCATCTCTGCAGCGTTGGCTAGTCCTGTGATGCCTAAGCCCATCCTGCGTTTGTCTGTGGCTTCAATCTCTTGCTCTGGCAGCGGGTAGATCGTGCGATCAATCACGTTGTCCATCATGGCGACCACATTGTAGATGTCGTCTTTGAAGAGGTCCCAGTTGAAGCTGTTAGTTCCGGTCTCTTCCATGGCATCATAAGTATGCGTGAGATACTTGGTGAGATTAAAAGAACCCAACAGACACGCACCGAAGGGTGGCAGTGGTTGTTCACCGCACGGGTTCGTCGCGGCGATATCCTCGCAATACCACAGATTGTTTTTACGGTTAATCTGGTCGATGAACAGAACGCCGGGTTCAGCCCAGTCCCAAGTACTGCGCATGATCTCATCCCAAAGTGCCTGTGGATCTATGCTCTTGTAAACACGACCCTCGAACTTGAGGTCAAACAGTTCACCATCTTGCAGAGCATACATGAACTCGTCAGTCACACCGACAGAGATGTTGAAGCCTGTCAGTTTGTCACTGTTGTGTTTCGCCCTGATGAACTCTTCGATGTCGGGATGATCGATGCGCAGGACACCCATCTGAGCGCCTCTACGGTGACCGCTGCTACTTATGGTTTGACAGACTGCATCATAGATCCCCATGAAGCTCACAGGGCCACTAGAGCGGCTGTCCAGTGACTTAATGAGGTCCTGTCGTGGTCTAATGTTACTGAAGTCGTAACCTATGCCACCGCCGCGTCTCATGGTCTCTGCAGCCTGTGTCGCACGGTGCATGATGCTCGTCATGCTGTCGTCGATAGTACCCGACACGAAGCAGTTGTATGCGGTGGTTTGTCGGGCAGCGCCTATGGCGTTCTGGACGCGCCCTGCAGGCAGGAAGCGCATGTTCAGAAGGATGTTCTGCAGTGCCTCTTCATGCTTGTCGTCATCCGCCAGTGTCTTGGCAATACGGAAGCACTTGTCGGCAAAGCTCTCGTTCTTCTGACAATACTTCTCGCGGTCAATCTGTTGGCTGATGGGCAATGATGGGCCGTAATCGGCAGGATTAAAGTTGGGTCGATTATACGTCATGTTGGGGCTTTCGTCCTTCTAGTTGATTAATGCGGAATTGTGCGTATCTGATGATCTTGTAGAGATCGTCGATCTCGTTGCCCTTGAAGCCTGCACGGCTGGCATACTTGATGATGTTGCCGCGCCAGAACTCAAAGCCGTTCTCCATGATGAACTCAATGGGTTCGACAGGAAGTTTGTTATAATGTGCAGGATCTGAAGGATGGTCTATTGACATCTATGCCCCCTTTATCTCGGTCTTCGTTGTAGAGTTCGATCCTCACGCCACTGCCCCAGAGGCGCATCTCATGTTCGAGCAGACGTATGCCTAGGGCGTACTCTTCAATTGGCGTGGGGTGAGGATTGCGGAAGCTTGCTATGAGGTTCCACGGCAGCATGTGCTTGCCGTTGTTCCAGAAAGCTTTGGTGAAATACTCCGGTCCATACTTCTTCTGACCGAAGGTGGCTGCGTGTCTACCTTTGAGCATCTCATGCTGGCTCCCAGAGCTTAATGGTTCTGTTGGATGCATCCCAGTTGCTGCGCCTCAGTATTCTGGCGCATCGAGCTTGAGTTATTGCTTGGCTCTCTGACATGCCTGCCTTTTGATAAGCACCGACAACAGCAGCCCAGCTTGGGCGTGGACCTAGGATCTTCTCGGCGGTCTTAATGCCTACGTTAGGACAGCCCTTGTAACCGTCTGTGATATCCCCGGTCAGCGTCTGCAGCAGGAAGTTTCTGTCGGCTTCCTCTTCAGTGATCGTGAGCATCTCAGCGCTCATGGGCCGGTAGAGTGTGCAAGGGACAGTCTTCATGTCCTTGTCGTCGGATACGACAATGGTCTCGATGCTTTTGTCGGTTCCAAGGATACCCATGACATCGTCAGCCTCAAGCAGCGGCTCACAAGAGAACTTGTAGGTTTCCTTGGCCCACTCAACGAGAGCTTTGTACCCGACAGGCTTTCGGGTCTTCCGACGACCGCTCTTGTAAGGCACATAAAGCTCATGTCGGAAGTTGTCTCGATCAGACAAACAGACGATCAGGTTGTCGGTCTGCAGGAAGTCCTTGAGTTCATCGACAAGGGTCTTGAAGACTTCCTTGGCGTCCTTCAGATCAGTTGACAGAGACCAGATGTCGTCTCCCCAATCAATCTCCTGTTCTGCAGCCGCCGCCGCTCTGTAGAGGTATAGGTCACCGTCAAGTAATATTATCGGGGCCTGAGGTGTCGTCGTGTCGCTCGATGAGGCTTTTGATGTATTCATCTAGCTCTCCCTTCATTATGAGGCCCTTCTCTGTGATGAGCCAAGTTGTTCCAAATACGTCATCGTCGATGGCAGTCGTTATCATTCCTTCGCAGGCTAAGATGGCGACATAGAAAGCAGCCATTCTGGCGAAGTCGCTCTTGATGCCGATGGGCTTTCTCCAGATCCGGTAGAGGACTGTCAGCATCGTCGCCATGTGCAGCGCAAAGGCTGCTTCGGCAGGGTCCTCAATGAGTGTCAGCCCATGTATTTCCGATTTGATATTCTGAGGTGATGGGGATTTTAAACTTGAAAGCCTCTCCGCTCTCTCTCGCCATTCTTGTAGTGATATCACGTCCGACATGCTCTGCGATCTCCTCTGTTCGACAAGCGATCTGGACCTCGTCGTGTATCCAACCCACGATGTAACAATCGCCGTCTGGGTAGTGCTCTTGAATTGCTTGATCGATCAGCAGGACCCACTGCTTGCAAAGGACTGCCCCAGCGCTCTGTAGAAGCTGTGAGAGCGCCTTGTGTTCACTTCTGAGGTACAGGTGCCTGCCATCCAGACCGTACAGGTAGCCACGCTGAGAGGCTGTCTGCAGGTTTCTCTTAAGCCGTGCAAAGGCTGGCACACTGTTCTCAAAAGCCTGCTTCAGTGCTCTGCCTTTCTTAGGCCCACCACCGGCAAGCTTACCGATTAGCATGTCGCCCCCACCGTAGAGTGTGGCGTAGATAAACGTCTTCGCTAAGTCTCTCGTCGGCAGTCCGGCGGCTTTCTGGTTATACGTGTGTATGTCACCATCGAGCACTTGAGCGGTGTACTCTGGGTCATCCATGAAGTGCGCAAAGCATCTTAGCTCCAGACCACTCAGGTCACTCCCCAGCAGCTTCCAGCCCTTTGGCACCGTGAATAACTCACGACACTCTTTGCCAAACGGAAGGCGTGTCGCTGGGACCTGACCAAGGTTGGGACCTCGGTGCGCTGCCCGACCGCTAATGGTGCCTTGGCTGACGATAGAGTGCCTGATGCGTCCGTCTTTGTTGACGACCTTCATCCATGCCTGTGGCCCCTCAGCCAGTTGACCTATGCGTTTCTGAAGTAGAAAGAACCGTGCAAGCTTCTGAGCCTCTGGGTACTCAAGTTTACCTAAGGTCGTCTCGTCGATCTGCGCCTTGCCGCTAGGTGTCAGGACCTCTGGTTCCCACCCGTACTTCTGCCGCAGGCAGTGTTCGATGTGTGGTCGGCTGTTTGGATTAAAGACAACCTCACGCTTCTTGATGAACACTTCGCCCTTCTTGTAGCCAAGCGTCTTGTTGTCACGCGCTGGGACAAAGGGTTCCTCGACAATCCAAGGTGGAAACAGATCGTACAGCTGTTCGTTTAACTCATGGCGCTCTTTTGACAAAGCAGCATAAAGCTTCTCAGCCTTAGGCATGTCGAAGGTCCAGCCGTTATTACCAATGTAATAACAGACCTCAGCCATCTTGTGCTCAAGCTCAATGCACCGGTCGTCGACCTTCTCTTGCATAAGATACTTGTAGATCGTCGCGGTGACTGCAGTGTCTTGGACGCAGTAGTCCAGCATCTCTTGACTAAAGGCTTCCCAGCCGCCTTCGTAGTCACCTTTGTGACAGTTGAGGCGCAGGCCCCATGCTTTGAGACTGTGGGAACCCCAGAGGCGCTTTGGCAGGACGTCTCTAATGGATGGCACTGAAGCATCAAACTCAATGATGTGCGGCTTAATGAGTTGCGACAGGATCATTGTGTCGGTGACCTTTGGACCAGCGCCACCCTCAAACCAAGGGTGCAGCTTGGCTATCACTTTGCTGTCGTAACCGATCCAATTGTGGCCTACGACCTCTTCAGCGTCATAGAGGATCTTTAGTCCCTCTTTGATGTTCTCAGATGTAAACGTCTGCACCTCGTCGGTGTCTAAGTCTCGCAGGACGAGACAGTGAATTGTAGAGACGTCAGGCAGCAAACCATTGGT